CCATAATGCTTAGGCTTTACTTTGTCTATGTGAATGTTATATGGCTCATGATTCTCCTTAGAGTTTTTATGTATAACCATTATATTTTTTCCGTTGTTATTCCATTCTGACCCACCCATTAAATCATAGACACTAGGTCTTTTTAGGCCTCCATTAGCTATAGCTTTTGCATCTGGATTCTTAGGATGAATGATTATAAAGCTGTGCATCTTATTAGTCTCAAAAAATCTATTTCTATAAGATAAAATCTTTCTCAAATAATCTGGCTTAGTAGGCTCACCTTCGTGATTCATATAGTTCCATGAGTCAATAACTGCCGAGTTACATTTAGCTTCTTTTGCATAGTTCCAAAATGCCGTAGGCTCTAGTGTTTTTGCAGAGCTAATAAACTTAAAGTTATCTAATATAAATTTAGAGTGTTTAACTATTTCAGCTTCAGTTATAGCGTTAGGATATTGCTTATCAAATGTCTTTCCAGTTAACTTATGTATTAAGTTAGATATTACTTCAGTATCTCCTCCATCGTCAGGCATATAGATACAATGTTTCCAGCCTTTATTAATAGATAAAGCTACTAATATCTCCTTAGCCACCAGACTCTTTCCGTAAAAAGGATAGCCAGTTATGTCAGTACATCCACCTTCTACAAATGTCAGTTTGTCATCAAATGACTCTAATCCTATATTCGCTCCAGTTGGTAAACCATTTCTTTGAAGATTGATAAGTTCGTCTACTATTTCGTTGTTGTCTTTAAATATGCTCATTAATTGTTTGTTGTTATTCGTTTTAAGGGTATTTATAGCCCGTTTAAGGCATTTCTATTGTTTTTTGGTGTATTCATACCACTCTAGTTATTTAAACTCCTTAGAGCTTTTAAATTAGCTTTGTGGTTTTTAGTTTGTATTGCGTAGCGTTTAGGAATTTATCTAGTTTATCCGCTCTGCTTATGAACTCTAGAGTAAGATATTTGTAGTTATTGTCCATGTGGAAGTTATCTCCAGCAGCATTATTCAAAGCTAAAACTATATCTTTTTTAGTATAACCTTCTTTGAGTCTAGCGTTTATCTGTTTGCGGGTTTTAGCGTTTACTACTCTTGATTGTTTCCCTAGGGTTTGATTGTAGAGAGCTAAAAGTTTATCGTAGTCGATTTTATCGGTACTAACTTTTTGTTTCAAAACCTTTTCTTTTTTACTTTCTTTTTCTTCTTCTCTTATCTTCTCTTCTCTTAATAGCATTGCATTTGGATATGCATTTGCATATGCATATGCATTAACTGCCTGATTATCAGGATTCCCACTCCAGCGTTTTTGAGCTGCCTTACGTCTTTTGTTGATAACATCGCTAAATTGTCCTATCTGTTCATCTAGAAAATCTATGACTATTTCGTCGTCAATAATTGACATAATTCCTTCACTTAAAAGCTCACTAAATTCACTCTCATTTTTAAGGTGTAATCTATTGATTGCATTCTTTAAATTTAGCTCACCTAATCGAGCCCAATATAAAGCACATAAATCAATAAATAATCCTTTGCTCTCTCTTGAGCAGTCTTGAATAGTTCCTACGTTCCAGTCTGAAGCTTCGAACTTAAAATAAGGTAGTTTAAAACTCTTTTTTTCTTTCATTGTTTTTTGTTTGTTGGTGCAAATATATAATCAATTTTTTTACAATCAAGTACTTTTTAAAATAAACTTGCAATGCAAAAGCATATGCACTTGCAATGCAAATGCATTAATGTACTGATTATCAATAAGTTAATTTGCTGTATTTTTATGTAAATATTTTTTAGAATATATGCTTAACTACATTGGTATATATATAATACTATGATAATAGTATTAAATAACCTACCTAAAGTATCGTTAAATAAATGGTACTCAGGTATCCATTGGACTCAGCGTAAAAAGATAAAGGATAACTATATAAATGTAGTTAAATCTCAATTCAATAAAGTATTCTCAAAAGATAATAAGTATAATGTTAGTTATTACTTTGAATTTAAATCTAGGCCATTAGATGCTTCTAATTGTGTGGCCATGGTTAAAATGATTGAAGATATATTATTCGAAAATGACGGCTATAAGATAGTAGAATCTATAACTATACATAGCAGAAAGAGCACCGAAGATAGACTCACAATAAAAATAAATTAAAAAAAACACTTTTTTATTTGCTATTTAGATTTTTTGTATACATTTGCAGTACAAAACAATTAAACAATAACAAATATGAAAGAACCAATACTTATAGTATTATCATTTAACGTAATACTTTCTTTAATGCTAGTATACCTAGAAAGGTATGGCTTAGCTTACACTTTACTAATGGTCGGTATATTGGCCATAGTAGAATTAATTTACACAAAACTTAATAAATAAATAAATAAAATGAACAAAACAAAAAATCTATTCAGAACATTAATTATCTTATCTGTATTTCTAGCATCTTGCGGAGATAGAGAAGTACCTATCCCGTCTAACTCAAATGAGGTTAGTATCTATGAATTTGAGTCTACTTACAAGTACATTAAAGGTACTAGCAGAATCTTTGATATGACAATATCTAAAGACTTTACTAACTCTTTATATGTTACTATGACTACATTAGCTAATCCTAGTGGAAATCCAGAGACACTAACAGAGATAACTAGATTAAGCGATAGTTCCTTCTTATGTAATTATAGATGGGGCAATATTATCTACGGCGACGCTATGCTATTTTTAGACAAGTCAGGACAAAGAAAACTATATATAGACCATTCTAATGGTAAAGAATATAACGCAATAGAATATTAAATAAATAAACAATTAAACAAAATGAACAAAAAAGAATTAGTAAGAGTAGCTGCATTTATTACAGCATTAACTTTATTTAACATGACAATAATGATAGCTTCTTTATTATGAAATTTAAGTCACTATTATCAAGTCAAATGAAAAGTATAATCTTGTCAACTACAACTAAGTCTGAAAGAAAAGAAGTAGCTGAGAAAAACGGTTATAGCGAGCACACCTTAAACTCTATAATAAGAGGAGACAGAAACATTAACTCAAAGAATGAGGATTTAATTTTAGATTTAATTAGATTATCTATAGCTAAGGCTAAGACAATGGAGAAATCTTTAATTAACTATTCATCTATGTATGAAATAAGATGAAATAAAAAAGGGGGCAATTAAGCCCCCTTACAATAAACAACAAAAAACAAATCTTTATTAGGTTTTCATTGATTCAATGATACGACAAATAAAAATAATAAAAAAGTTTTGTTGACAATATCAAAAATTACATTATATTTGCACAATAAATAAAACAAAAATAAAAATGTTAAACTTAAAAGTTACAGACAAAGACAGCTTTAGGAGAGTAGAATTAGTAGAGATGGACTTATATTACGAGGACGGAGGTTACATATCTGGAGAGGTTGTTATAACGTCTACTATAGGTAGTATCTTCATGTATGAAGGTAGGTTCGATGAGGACGAGTTTGATGGATTCGGATTAACTATATATGACGACGAAGATGAAATAGATATAGAGCCAATAGGTAAGCTTCTATATGAATACTAAAATAAACTAGAATAATTAAATAATTTAACTATATTTGTAATATGAATTTATACAATAAACTAAACGAAGTAAAAAAAGAGATAGGTATTATCTCGAAGGATACTACAAATCCTTTCTTTAAATCAAAGTATTTCGACATTAACGGACTACTTAAACACGTAGAGCCATTACTTCAAAAGAATGGCCTATTGTTATTGCAGCCTATATTAAAAGGCGAGGTATCTTCACAGATTATAGACGTAGAGTCTGGAGATAGTGTTACTAGTTCTATGGAACTACCTCAAATACAAGACCCTCAGAAGTTAGGGTCTGCTGTAACTTACTATAGACGATATACGCTACAGTCTCTTTTGGGTCTTCAGGCAGAGGATGACGATGCTAACGCTGCTAGTGAATCAACTAAATCCAATAAGCCATGGATTAACGAAGGCGACAAGATATGGGAGTCAGCTATATCTAAAAAGATTACATTATCCAAGATAAAAGAGCACTATTCTATATCTAAAGTTAACGCTGAAAAATATCCTTTCAAATGAGATTTAAGATAAGAGCTTCTGCTTCAGGTAAGCTAATGACAAAGTCCCGCTCAAAAGATGGGGCTTTGTCTAAGACAGCTTTAAGCTATGTCCAAGATTGGTACAAAGAGCAAATCTATGGAGTTAAAAAGAACATAGATAACAAATACCTTAGAAAAGGAATATCTGTAGAGGATAACGCTATAGATTACGCTGCTACCGAATTAGGTTGGTTGTTTGCTGAAAAGAATGAAGAGTATTTTGAGGATAGCCATTTCTGCGGAACTCCTGACGTTATATTAGATGACACTATAATAGATATTAAATCTAGCTGGGATTGCTTTACATTCCCTTTATTTGATGAAGAAATACCTAATAAGGATTATTACTACCAACTTCAGACTTATATGGCCTTAACTGGTCTTAAAAAGGCTCAGTTAGTATATGTGCTAATGGATACTCCAGAAAGCATAGAACGAGACTCTATTAGCTATGAATCAGTAGAATCTAAGTATAGAATAAAAATATTTAACGTAGATTATGACGAGGAAGTCGTAGAGTCTATGCGGGATAAGGTGCAATACGTTAGAGATAATGTTATAAATACTTTAGAAAAATAAAAAAAATTCTTTGTATTATAAATTTATACATTATATTTGTACCAACAAACAAACAAAAAACAATGAATGCAATGAATCCATACATAATCCCACTACTTAAGACTTACGATATAAGTGTACAGATAAAGGATGTAAAAAATACAGATTCTTTAATGTACATGATAGCAGATAAGTTTGTAGATACGAAGCCTATAATGTCATTATACGGAGAAATAACTACTCATGAGCTTATAAGTGAAGTTAAAGGTAGAAGTAGAAAGCAAGGTGTCCAAGATTTAAGGAATTTAATTATGTATTTCGTTAAGAATGTAAATAACTTAACATTAAAAGAGGTAGGAAAGATATTCGGCGGTAGAGACCACTCTACTGTAATTAATAATATGCAACAGTACGAGAATGCTTGCGAATTTAACAAATCTATTTACAGACAGCATCTAGATTTATGTGTAGAGTTTAACGCACAAAACAAGATTAAACCACTAAAAGAGAGTTTTAACTATTAAATACAAATAAAAATGAACACAACAAAACAAGTAAAACAGCTATTGACAGAAAACCCAGAAATGAGAGACAATCCAAAGAAATTAATCAGAAGAGCACTTCAGGACGTGTACGGAGTTAACGTACTTGCGGCCTTAGTTATATCTGAGAAGTATATGGAGGTAGAGAGAATCATGAGAAGCAATAGACAGATTCAGTCTCAAAACGAAGAGCTTAGAGGTAAAAAGTGGGGCTTTAGAAAGAACATATTAGCTCCTAAGATTAAGTCTTTATTAGGTTACAAATAATGAATTACAGAGTAGCAATGGCCTTTCATTGGCCGCACGATAGATTCTCACTAGGTTGGGAATATATATCACCAGACGAGGACTTTTCATTCAGTAGAATTAGTATATTTCTAGGAGTAATAACCTTATTTATAGATTATGAGAGAAATTAATAGAATTGTTATACATTGCTCAGCTACTGTAGAGGGTCAAGATATAGACTCAAAAACTATCAGAGGTTGGCACGTTAACGGACGAGGTTGGTCAGATATAGGATATCATTATATTATAAGACTCAACGGAGATATAGAAGCTGGTAGACCCATCGAAAGAATGGGGGCTGGAGTAAGAGGTCACAATAGAGATACTATTCATGTATGTTATATTGGAGGTATTGATGAAGATATGAATCCAAAAGACACCAGAACACCAGAACAAAAAGAATCATTAATAAAATTAATAAAAAGAATCAAATCCAAATTAAACAATAAAATAACTACGCATGGCCATAATGAATTTTCATCAAAGGCGTGCCCAAGTTTCACAGTAAAAAACGAAAATTATGACAGAGATTAGACCGAGATTAAGCGGAAACAAGAGAGCCGCATACGAGAACATAACTAAGGACGAAAAAAGAATACTAGTTATAGGAGATTTGCACGCTCCATTTACATTAGATGGATACTTTGAGTATTGTAAAGAAGTATACGCTAACTATAATTGTAATCAAGTTGTATTTATAGGAGATATAATTGACAATCATTACTCATCTTTTCATGCTACAGACCCCGATGGAATGGGCGGAGGTGATGAACTAGACGTAGCTATAACAGAAATTAAGAAATGGGCTAAAGAATTCCCAGTAGCTGACGTTTGTGTAGGTAATCATGATAGAATTATAATGAGAAAAGCTTTTGATAGTCAAATCCCCGCTAGATGGATTAAGGATTATAATGAAGTATTAGGCACTAGTTGGAATTGGACAGAAAGAGTAGTCTATGACGGAGTTCAATATGTACACGGAGAAGGAGGAACAGCTAGAACTAAGTCAAAAAATGACATGATGTCTACTGTTCAGGGTCATATTCATACTCAGGCCTATACTGAGTGGAATGTAGGTAGAAATTTTAAGATTTTTGGAATGCAAGTAGGT